AGGGGTCAGAGTTAACAAAAGATCGTGGTGGTTTTATGGAAGAAAGTAGGCGAGCTGACCCTACTTATCAACAAACGATTGACCAGATAAAACAACGTCAGCTTCAGCAAAAAGCTAAACAGAAAGCCGCACGGGACGAAAAAATAAGAATTGAAAAAGAAATAGAAAAAACTTTTTTTACACCTAGAGTGTCTAAGAAAAAGAAAAATATGAAAGCTGGTGGTCCTGTTAAAAAATGTAAACGCGATGGTATAGCTATACGCGGTAGAACTAAAGGTAGAATGGTCTAAGGAGAATTAAGATGGCAATTTCAAGAGCTAAACTCTTAAAAAGAATGGCAGACAGCGCAGTTGTGGAAGCAAGGAAAAAAGGAATCCTCAAGAAAGTAACAGAAAAGCCTTTATCTAAAAAACCGCCATCAGCCGGAAAAATAGCAAAAAAAGTTGAAAATAAAGCTAGAAAAGAAAGCTCTGCTGTAGCAAAAAAAACAAGGAAAGAAGCAAGGAAGAATTTAAAAGATGATCTAAACTATGATAGAAACGTTGCTTTAAAAACAAAAAGAGCTGGCGCAATCGGTGCAGCTGGTGTTGGTGGCGCACTTTATGGTAGATCAAAAATAAAAGAAGCTGAAAAAGAAAGTGAAAAAAGAAGGGCTAACAATAAACCTACTTTTGAATTTAAACAATTAAAAAAAGAACCAATTAAAAAGAAAGCTGGTGGAGCAATTAAAGCAATGAAAAAAATAAAAGATAATGCAGGCTCTATAACACTTATAGGTGCATCTGGTGGCGGTTATCCTTTATCAAAAAAGATTCAAGAAGAAGGGCGTAAAGCTAAAGCTAAAGCTAAAAATAAAAAGAAAGGTATGAAAGCTGGCGGAATTGTAGACAGACAATACCTTAAAGGAAGATAATGAGTAATGCTTTTGCTAGTAAAAAGAATGCGATAGCAGACTGTGATGTTTGTGGGTTTCAATTTAAGCTAACAAAATTAAAAAGCTTAGTTATAAGAACCACGAAAACACAGATACTAGCGTGTCCTGAGTGTTGGAACCCAGATCAACCCCAGAACTTACAGGGTATGTATCCGGTTACTGATCCCCAGGCTATACAGGATCCTAGACCTGATAAGAGTTTTGTTATTGCGGGACCTTACAGCTCAAGAGATATACAATGGGGATGGAACCCTGTAGGGCTTTCAAATCCTTTACAACTAGAAGGACTAGAGAATTATTTATTAGCAGAAGGACAAATAGGAACCGTAACGGTTACTACAACTTAGGAGAAAACAATGAAACAGAATGAAGAAAGAAAACCTAAAATGGTAGATGGTTTTACACAACCACAAGATGTACCTGTACCTAATACAGCAGGGTATCCAGAAAAAAACATTAAAACTACTGGTGTAGTAACTCGTGGTAATGGTTGTGCTACTAAAGGTACTATGGCTCGTGGGCCAATGGCATAAGGATAAGTAATGAACTATACAGAGTTAGTTGCTGCGATTCAGTCGTATACTGAAGACGAATACCCTACTGCAGATATTAATTTATTTATACAGCAGGCAGAGGAACGTATATTTAATTCAGTTCAAATACCTGATTTACGTAAAAATGTAACGGGAACTATGACAGCGGGAAGCAAATATCTTAATGTTCCTTCTGATTGGTTAGCTACTTTTAGTTTAGCTGTGATTGACACAGATAATAGTTACACCTATCTTCTTAACAAAGATGTAAACTTTATTAGAGAATCGTTTCCTGATACAGACAATACTTTTTGGAAAAAACCAGAGTATTACGCGGTGTTTGATGATACAACTTTTATATTAGGAGCTACACCTGATGCTGCTTACGATAGCGAACTTCATTATTACTACTATCCTCAAAGTATCGTTGTTGCTGGTACTAGCTGGCTTGGGGATAATTTTGATAGTACACTACTATATGGATCGCTTTTGGAGGCGGCTACTTACTTAAAGGCTGACGCAGATACCATTACAAACTATAATAACCGTTATAAAGAAGCTATGGACTTAATTCAGAATTTAGGTGAAGGCAAAAACAGACGAGATGCGTATAGAAGTGGACAAGCGCGTATTCCTGTTAAAGGCACTAGAGGAACGGTATAATGTCAGATACACTAAATACATCAGTAGGGACAGTAAAAGTTGTAATAACGCCTCCTACTAAACCGACTAAACCCGAAAAACATTTAGACTAGGAAGTTAATTATGGCAATCTCACAAGCAATGTGTACCTCGTTCAAAGTAGAACTATTAACTGGGACACACAATTTTACAAACGGTGCAGACGTATTTAAGCTCGCACTATTTAGAAACACAGCGGCTATTGTTGGCACTTTTGGTGCAGCAACAACCAATTACTCACAGATGGGCGCAGACGAAGTAGTAGGTACAGGATACACTGCTGGAGGGTTTACTTTAACAAATGTAACTCCTACCTCTACTGGTACTACAGCGTTTACTGATTTTAACCCCAATGCTTCATTTACTGATGCTACACTTACTTCTTCAGGTGCTTTAATTTATAACAGTACAGAGGGCAATAAAGCAGTAGCAGTACTAGACTTTGGCGGAGATAAAGTTTCAACGGCAGGTGATTTCACAGTTATATTCCCAGCTGCTGATGCTACAAATGCAATTGTTCGTATAGCTTAACAGGATTTTATTATGGCTCTTACTTTAAATGATAGAGTAAAACAAGTCTCTACAACCACAGGAACGGGTACTATAACATTAGGAATTACTCCTAGTGGGTTCCAATCTTTCACTGACGGTTTGAGTGATGGAGACACAACTTATTATAGTATCGTTAATACTGAGTCAGGAGTAACTGAATGGGAAGTGGGTCTAGGTACATATACTGCATCAGGTACTACACTCTCTAGAGATACTGTATTTACTTCGTCTAACTCAGGCTCTCTTGTAGATTTCGGTGCTGGAGACAAAGATGTTTTTGTAACCTATCCTGCATCTAAATCACTTTTTGAAGCTGCCGATAATTCTATTTCTCTTCCTGGAGCAACTACTTTTGGTAGTACAGTTTTACTTAACCAAGCCCCCACACTTAGCTTACAGGCAGCTACTAAAGATTATGTGGATAACGCGGTTGCTGCAGGTTTAGATATTCACACTGCGGTAAGACTAGAAACAACAGTAAATTTTCCTGCTACTTATGATAATGGTACAGCGGGTGTCGGTGCTACTCTTACTAATAGTGGTACTCAAGCTGCATTAGTTGTAGATGGAGTTGCGGCAGTAGCTTCTGATAGAGTTTTAGTACAACAACAAAGTAATGCTGCTCAAAACGGTGTTTATGTTGTTACTAATATTGGTTCTGCTTCAACAAACTGGATATTAACGCGATCTACCGATACAGATACTTATGGTTTAAATGATCCTACAAAATTAAGTCAAGGTTCTTACTTCTTTATTACTGAAGGTAATACTAGAGCCGGTCAATCTTTTGTTTGTAACACCGTAGGTGTAATTACTTTTGGTACAACAAACATAACTTTTGTTGAGTTTTTTGCAACACCTGTTTATACCGGGACTGCACCGATATCTGTAACAGGACAAGTTATATCACTGACTGGAGTTGTTGATACTACAAACGGTGGTACAGGACTAAACTCTTATACAACAGGAGATATAATTTATTCTTCTGCGACAGACACTTTAGCTAAACTTACAGGAAACACAACAACCACTAAAAAATATCTACAAGAACAAGGTACTGGAAGCGCTGCCAATGCTCCTACTTGGGAACAGGTAGCCGCTGCAGATGTATCAGGACTAGCTACAAGCGCAACAACAGATACTACAGACGCAAGTAATATATCTAGTGGCACATTACCTACAGGACGGCTTGGAGGCTCATATACGGGAGTTACAGGTGTTGGTACACTAACGGCAGGGACTTGGAATGCTACAGCTATTGCCCTTGCTAACGGAGGTACAGGAGCTACTACTGCGAGTGATGCAAGAACTAATTTAGGTTTAGGAACAGCAGCGACAACCGCTAGTACAGATTATGCAACAGCAGCTCAAGGTACACTAGCAGACTCTGCACTTCAGTCTTCAGATATTGGTACAAACGTACAAGCTTATAATGCTAATCTTGATCCGCTGGCTACTAATGGTTCAGGGACAGGAGTTAATCAATATGTTGCTAGACCTGCGGGTTCAGCCATTGCTATCGGAAGCACTTTTACTGTAACTGAAACAGGTGGTGTATTGTTTTTCTCTGTTAGCGGAGTTAATAAAGCAAAAATAGACGCGAGTGGAAATCTAACAGTTGCTGGTGATGTAACAGCCTTTGGAACTGTGTAATGTTAGGTAACACTGCATTTGCACAAGCACCTATAGCAGATTTAGGTAGCACCAGTATAGGTGTCAACGTAGCCGTAACAGGAGTATCAGCCAGTGCACTTATTAATAGTGTAGCTGTAGATGCAGAAGCTAATGTATCTGTAACAGGAGTTTTAGGAACTACAGGATTAGGGGTTGTATCTATTGATGCGGAGGCTAATGTTACTTTAACTGGCGTTAGTGGTACAGGTGAACTAACTAGTGCATTA